TAGAGACTTTGATCCAGTAGGTGAAATAGGTGGAACAAAGCACCACTTAGAAGAATTAAGAACAGAGCATTTGCAAAGTAGTTTAAGTAATGTTTTAATGGATACTGCAAACAAGTTAAAAACAAATCAGCCAGTAGAAGCATTAAATAGTTTAATTACAAAAACTTCGGATCTTAAAAGAATCACTGCAGATATTAGAGACGTTGATGCTGTAGATGTTGAAGATGCAGTAGCACATTATAATCACGTAAAGGAGTTACATGACAAAGGTATTCACGGTATTCAAACAGGTCTTGCTGGTTTTGATAACTATCTTCCAGCGGGTATTACTGCTGGTCAGTTTGGCATTCTTCTTGCTTATCCTGCTATTGGTAAGTCTTGGCTTGCATTGTTTATGGCTGTTCAGGCATGGAAGAACGGAAGAAAACCACTCTTTGTCTCACTTGAGATGACGGAAACAGAAGTTCGTAATCGTGCGTACACAATCATGGGTCAAGGAATGTGGTCTCATAGAAAACTAAGTTCTGGTGTAGTTGATACAGAAGCATTTAAAGTTTGGGGAGATAAACATTTAACTAATATGCCATCATTTCACATAGTTTCTAATGATGGACTTGGAGAAGTATCTCCATCAATTTTGCGGGGTAAAATAGATCAATATAATCCTGACATAGTATTTGTTGATTATATTCAATTAATGCAATCAAATAACTATACAGATAATGAAGTAGTAAAAATTAAAAACATATCTAGAGAGTTAAAAATTCTTGCTATATCTGAACAGGTACCTATTGTAGCCATTGCTTCTGCAACACCAGACGATGCTACAGACATGTATACAGTGCCTTCATTAGGACAGGTTGCATGGTCTAGACAACTTGCATATGATGCTGACTGGGTCTTGGCACTAGGTCGTGCTGCTGGTAGCAGTATTTTAGAATGTATATTTAGAAAAAATAGACATGGGTTTTCTGGTGAGTTTATGATTGACATTGACTTTGATAGTGGTAGGTTTATGTATAAGGATAATGAGGGGGTAGCCTAAATAGCATTGATATAATTGACTTATGAATTATAATCATAAAGAGATAAAAAGATTTTCCCTATCGGGAGAAATTTATGATGACTCATTCATTCCAAGACTTAAAAGTCAATATGTTTCAATGATAGTAGACGGCATGAAGCATGATGGATACGTTCCAAGATACGACATTGACTCAGACTTCACAATTAGTTATAATGGTAAGACCTTTGATTTTGAATTATCAGTGTATGGAGTATACGTTGGAGAGAAGTCATCAACTTGGATAAATGGGGTAGACAAAAATATGCCGATCAAAACTACTACTCAGAAAATCAAGTAAAGCGTAGCCTAATAGCCTCTGGCATAACAATAGTATCTGAAGTAGAAACAGACTTTATCATATTCTGTCCATTTCATAGTAATACAAGATCTCCTGCTGGAGAAGTTCATAAAACCAACGGCATGTTTTATTGCTTTTCTTGTCAAGAAACAAAAGAGTTAACAGAAGTCATAATGGTTTCTACAAATAGATCTTATTTTGAAGCAGCAAGACTTATAGATTCTAAATCTGATAATAAAAATCTTATAGATAACCTTACTGAGGTACTAGAAAAGAAGCCAAACTTTGTAGAATATGATTTGAATGTTATAGAAGAGTTGCACAATAATGTATTTAAAAACCAAAAAGCAATAGACTATTATAAGTCTAGGGGCATTAATAAAGATAGTGTTAATAGATATAAGTTAGGATATTCAGATAAACAAGATATGGTTACTATTCCTGTACATACCCCAGATGGAATATGCATAGGGTTTGTTGGTAGATCGGTAGAAGGAAAGGTATTTAAAAATACATCTGGACTACAAAAAGGAAAGACATTGTTTAATTTACACAGAGCCAAAAGATATGAAAAGGTCTTTGTTGTAGAATCTTCGTTTGATGCAATAAGATTAGAGCAAGTTGGAGTCCATGCTGTTGCAACCCTTGGAGCAACAATATCTAAAGAACAAAGAAAACTTCTAAAACAATACTTCAATCAAGTAATAGTCTTAGGAGATAATGATGAAGCAGGAAAAAATATGTCTAATAAGATGTTGACATACTTTGGAACAGGTTGTATTGCTCCATCGTTACCAGAGGGTATAAAAGATGTGTCCGATTTGTCTGACAAAGATTTAAAAAACTTTGTAGATAAATTTGACGACTTGCTATCCTCTATGCTAAAATAGATGTAAGTCCACATACAGGACAAATACTAAGGAGAAATATGTCAATTATAAAAGGGTTAAAAAATATTGAGGCTGCAATTGATAAGCCTAAATATGATAACAGTTCAAAAGTAAAATGGCTAAAGTTAGATGATGGCCAAAGTGTACAGATTCGCTTTTTAAGCGAACTAGATGCAGACTCACCAAGTTATGACGAAAAGCGTGGTCTTGCAATTGTTGTTAAAGAACATACAAATCCAAAAGACTACAAGCGTAAAGCAGTAGATACAATGGAATCAGAAGGAAGAGACTGGGCAGAAGAAATGCACCGCAAAGATCCAAAGGCTGGATGGAGTGGTCGTTTAAGATTTTATGCTAACGTCTTAGTAGATGATGGAATTAATCCACCATACGTTTCTGTTTGGAGTATGGGTGTAGCAAAATCTGCAACATTCAACACAATTAGAGAATATGCTTCTGAATCAACAAGTATTTCTAATCTTACTTGGAAGTTAAAAAGAAATGGAAAAGGTACAGAAACAACATACACCTTTATGCCATTAAAGCAAGATGTAGAACCATTTGATTGGTCTAAGTATGAAGCATTTAATTTAGAAAATGCTTTAAAGAAAGTTCCATATGCTGAACAAGAAGCATTTTATTTGGGATTTGATAATCCAACTACGTCAACGTCTGTTGACTGGTAAATAACCGAAAGGCTATGGCTTGAATTACGCTCCATTACACGTTCATACACACTATTCATTAATGGATGGTGTTGCAACTCCAGAAGAGTATTGCAAACGTGCAAAGCAAAACGGTATGACAGCCATAGCCATTACGGATCATGGTGCACTATCTGGGCATAGACCTATGTATCGTGCAGCAAAAGCCGAGGGTATAAAACCAATCCTTGGTATAGAAGGATATATTACTCATAATAGATTTGATAAAAGAGATAAAGCAGAACGAGCAGGAAATCCATTAGATTTAATTTATAACCATATAGTTATCCTTGCAAAGAATCAACAAGGTTTAGAAAATTTAAATAGACTAAATGAAATAGCATGGACTGAAGGTTTTTATAGAAAACCAAGAATTGATTTTGAAGTATTAGAAAAGTATAAAGATGGCCTGATTGTTTTATCAGCCTGCATGTCTGGTTTGATTGCAAAAGCAATAGAGTTTAAAGAATATGCTGAAGCAAAAAGATTATTAACTTGGTTTAAAAATACTTTTGGTGATGATTTTTATGTTGAAGTTATGCCACATAATTCTAAAGAATTAAATAATGAGTTACTAGAATTAGCAGACTCTATGGACATAAAGTCAGTAGTCACACCAGATTGCCATCACTCAACAGTAGATCAAAAAATTATTCAAGAGATTATGTTACTTTTAAATACACATGCAAAAATAGATAAAGATGCTAAATTTGAAAAGTCTCAAAAGATAGATGATCCAATGAAACGACTTGACTATTTATATGGAGAAGATCGTCAAATGTCATTTAGATCATTTGATATCCACTTACTTTCATATCAAGAGATGAAACAACAAATGAATATGCAAGGTATAAAGAGAGAAGATATTTATACTAACTCATTGGAAATAGCAGACAAGATAGATGATTATGATATTGTTAGTGGCCTTGACTTACTCCCTACAAAAATAGATGACCCACATATGGGTCTTGTAGACCTAGTGTTAAAAGGTATGAAAGAAAAAGGTTTGTATGATATTCCTGAATATAAAGAAAGAATGCAAGAAGAGTTAGATATTATTAGAGATAAAAACTTTTCTCCATATTTTTTAATTGTTTCAAACATGCTTAACTGGGCTAAAGATCAGGGAATTTTAGTTGGACCTGGTCGTGGATCAGCAGCAGGTTCCTTGGTGTGCTATACACTTGGAATCACAGATGTAGATCCATTAAAGTATGGACTATTGTTTTTTAGATTTATCAATCCAGAACGTAATGACTTTCCAGATATTGACTCCGACATTGCAGACTCAAGACGTGATGAAGTAAAGGCTTACTTAGAAAAAGAATATGAAAACGTTGCATCTATTGCTACCTTTTTAGAATTTAAAGGCAAGGGTATTGTTAGAGATGTTTCAAGAGCATTCAATATACCACTTGCAGATGTTAATAAAGTGCTTAAACATGTTGACGATTGGGATGATTTTATAAGTTCTAAAAATGCTCAGTGGTTTAGATTAAAGTATCCAGATGTTGTAAGGTATGGCGAACAGATGAGAGGTCGTATTCGTGGTACAGGTATTCACGCTGCTGGCGTAGTAACATCTAAAGAACCAATTTTTAAATATGCACCTATGGAAACTAGATCTGCTCCAGGAAGCAAAGAAAGAATTCCAGTAGTTGCAGTAGATATGAATGAAGCAGCAGACATTGGATTAATTAAACTAGATGTTTTAGGATTAAAAACTTTAACAGTTATAGATGATACTTTAAAAAGTATTAAACAAAGACATAAGATTAATATTAAATTAAATGATATAAATCTAGAAGACAAGAATGTTTATGAAATGCTTTCTGAGGGTAGAACAAAGGGTGTATTTCAGTGTGAAGCAACTCCATATACAAATCTTTTAGTAAAGATGAGAGTATCTAATCTAGACGAACTTGCTGCATCTAATGCTCTTGTAAGACCAGGTGCTATGAATACTATTGGAAAGTCATATCTTGCTAGAAAGCATGGAAAGGTTATTACCGAATATATTCATCCTATTATGCAAGAGTTTACTAAAGATACATTTGGTTTAGTTTTATATCAAGAACAAGTTATGCAAGCGTGTGTTTATCTTGGTGGCATGACAATGGCAGAGGCTGACAAAGTTCGTAAAATTATTGGTAAGAAAAAAGATGCAAAAGAATTTGATGAGTTTAAGGACAGATTTGTTACTGGTGCATCAAAACATATCACCCCATTCAAAGCAGAGGGCCTATGGCATGATTTTGAGGCTCACGCAGGGTACTCATTCAATAAGTCACATGCAGTTGCATATTCAACTTTGTCATACTGGACTGCTTGGTTAAAATATTACTATCCTATTGAATTTATGTATTCTTTGTTAAAGAACGAACAAGATAAAGATGCTCGTACAGAATATTTAATTGAAGCAAAAAGGATGGGTATTCATTTAAAACTTCCACACATTAATGAATCTGACAGTGATTTTAAGATCGAGGGTAAAGGAATAAGAATAGGACTATCTGCTATCAAATGGATATCAGATGGAATATCATCTAAAATTATTGCAAAAAGACCATTTGGATCTTATAAAGAGTTCTATGATTTTGTATTTACCAAAGGTAGTGGAGTAAACTCAAGAGCATTATCTGCATTAGATATGGTTGGTGCATTAACATTTGAAGATAATCCAAGAGATGAAGTTAAGGTAAGAGAAAACTTATATGAATACTTAAATCTTCCAGAGTTTAAAACAAGCGTTCCACAGCATTACTATGCTTATATTGACGATGTTGAAGACTTCGAGGAAACAGGAGTATTCATAATGATGGGTGTTGTTAAAAATATAAAAAGAGGTAAGGGTTGGTCTAGGGTTGAGATTATGGATGCAACTGGAATGATTGGTGTATTTGATGACGAAGAAACAAAAATTGAGCCAGGAAAGAATTATATCCTAGCAGTTGCAAGTAACAGGATTATGGAAGCAGTAGTTGTTGAAAATATAAAATCATCTATGGATAATTCATTGATAAAGTTTTTAAATTATAAATCTTTACCCTATAGCGGAGAAGACTATTATGTGCTATCATTTAGACCAAGAACTACTAAAGCAGGAAAGAAAATGGCTAATATGATAGTAGCAGATTCAAGTAGAGAAATGAAATCTATAGTGGTATTTCCAACAATGTATTCAGAAGGATTCATGAAGTGTGAACCTGGTAAAGCAAGAAAAATGATTTTTGAAACAACAAAAGATGGAACAGAGATACTAAAGGAAGTAGCAAATGGTTAATAAAATAGAGGGTATATCAGTAGAAGATTTTCTTTCACAATTAGATCCTAGTTTAAGAAAAAGATTAAGTAATGCAACAGATGTAGAAGTTACTAAACAAAAGACACCAAGCATAAGTCTTAACAATGCACTTAAAGGTGGGTTTGCATATGGAAGACAAGTTATGGTTTGGGGTAATAAGTCTGCTGGCAAATCATCATTCTGTTTACAAATGATTGGTGAAGCACAAAAAGAAGGAAAGTTGTGTGCATGGATAGATGCAGAGCAATCATTTGATCCAGAGTGGGCTAAAAAACTTGGGGTAGATACAGATAAATTAGTATACTCTGCTGCTAAGACTATTAACGACATGGTAGATGTTGCTACTCAACTAATGAAAGCAAAGGTAGACATTATTATTGTTGATTCTATATCAGCACTGTTACCTGCTATTTATTTTGAAAAAGATTCTTCTGAATTAAAGGCCTTAGAAAATACTAAGCAGATAGGTGCAGAAGCCAAAGACATGACAAATGCTGTCAAGATGCTTAATTATGCAAATAATCAAGATGGTCAAACACTTCTAGTACTAATATCACAATTAAGAAATAATATTGGTGCTATGTATGCATCACACATGCCAACAGGTGGGCTAGCGGTAAAGTTCTTTTCAAGTACAGTTGTTAAATTATGGTCAAGTGACTCTGATAACAATGCATTAAAGTCAAAGATTACAGTTGGAGATAAACTAATAGAAGGCAAGATTGGTAGAAAAGTAAATTGGCATATTGATTTTAATAAAACTGGTCCAGGGTTTCTTTCTGGAGAATACGATTTCTACTTTGATGGAGATGCTATTGGAGTAGACAAGGTAGCAGATCTTGTAGATACTGCAGAACTTTTAGGCATTATTGAAAAGGGTGGTGCCTGGTATACAGTTCTAGGTGAAAGATTACAGGGTAGAGCAAAAGTAATTGAATACCTAAAAGAAAATCCAGAGAAGATAAAAGAACTTGAATCAAAACTTACCTTCTAAATATAGTATTTATAATGGCAAGTTTATTTGTCAAACATGTAAGGCAGTAGTAGAAGTGGCAAGGATGTACAAAGAAAAGCAAGATTTAACTTGGATGTGTGCAGAAAAGCATTTATCTAAAGTTAATTTTAATGTTAGGGGATATTAATGAGTGAGCGTAGCGAACTAAAACGCATAGGTGCTAAGCCACACGTTAATTCAGGCAGGGGACCAGTCAAGGCTGACGGATCACTCGATCACTTCGTTGTAGATGTGAAAGAATATTCTAAATCATATTCTGTCAGCCAAGACTCCTGGGCAAAAATTGTTTCAGACACAATGAAGGTAGATAGAAAAAAAGATCCAGCACTAATGATAGTTTTAGGTGAAGGAAATAAAAAGGTTCGCCTTGCTATAATAGAGTGGGAAGTATTCGAACAGTTAAGAGATGGTAATGGAAAATACAGTTGATATATTAAACAGCATTACTCAGTTTAACGACATATCAGAGTATATGCAAGATGAAGAGTTAACAAAAGTTTTGGTAATTGTTAGTAAGTTAATAGCAAACCCAGACGTTCCACCAGCAAAGGCTACTTTATTAATTACGCAATTACAAGCATATTCATCTAAATTTGCTATGCTTGCTGCTTGGTATTCACATGTAAAGAAAGATGAAAGAGCAAAGAAAAATATTTACTATACAGCAAGAGAAGCGGTAGACAAACTAGTGGATGCCCTTAAATATAATGTAAGGACATTCTGATGACTAAAAGGCTATTGTCTAAGATTATAACCAAAGAAGAAGTTCCAAAAGAAGTATCAAAGATTAACACTAATGAAATTATTAAAAAGATTCACGATGGATATGAACATAAAAAGGGTATGATCTTTAAGAAAAGAGTTGGCTTTACTCCGTCTGGACTAACGTATGGAGCAGGTCATTGCCCAAGATTTTGGTATTTATGGTTTGAAGGAAACGAAGCAGAAAATACTAATGATTGGTACTCGGTTGCTAATATGGACTCTGGTTCAGATAGACATACCAGAATCGAACAAGCAATGGATGATGCTGGAATATTAATCAACAAAGAGTTATCTATTAAATATGAAGATCCTATTATATCTGCTAAAACAGATGCCATTATTAATTGGGACGGTATGGATGTATTGACTGAAATAAAAACAGTTAATGATGAATCATTCCATAGAATAACTAGACCTAGAAACTATAATATAGAACAACTTCTTATCTATATGAAGATATTAAAGAAGAGTTTTGGTCTATTGATATATGAAAATAAGAATAGCCACGAAATGCTTATTTTTACTATTAACCTTAATCAAAAGTATAAAGATTTTATTAACTACTTTTTTGACTGGATGCGTAAGGTTCAAAAGTCTTTTGATGATAAGCAACTTCCAGAAAATCCATATAAAAATAAGTTTAGTAATAAAAACTGTAAAGGATGCGATTTCTTTAAAGTTTGTCAAACTAAACCAACTGGTGATATCAAAATTGAGGCTAGGAAAGAACTTGAATGATAAAAACATGCCAGTGGTGCGACAAAAACTTTACATCAAAAAGCAAGAATCAGATCTACTGTTCAGTTGAATGTCGTGCCGAATCTACCAAGAAAAAGATTGTAGATAGATATCATGTTTCAAAATATAAAAGCAGGATTGGAAAAGAAAGAAGATGTGCTGGTGGATGTGATACATTGTTAAGTATTTATAACGATGCAGGATTTTGTAATTCTTGTTTAGTTAATAATAAAAAAGTAGATAGATTTATAAAAGACATAAAGGATTATTTTGACTATGAAAAAAAATAAATTGTTATATATAGGACACCCTAAAAATATACTGGCTATTGATGCTTCAACTAACTCAATGGCTTTTTCGGTATATCAAGAATCAAGATTATGTAAATATGGAAAGATAAACTTTCACGGAAAACATGTTTATGAAAAGGCTGGAGACGCATGTAGAAAACTTATTCCATTTTTAAAAGATTTTAATATAGATGCAGTAGTTATTGAATCTGCTATATATACAAACTCTCAAAAGACTGCAATGAATCTAGCATTAGTTCAAGGTGCAATTATTGGCTCTGTTCAAATGCATGGAAATAGATCAGTCGTATCTTGCTCACCAGTTGCATGGCAGAATTGGATTGGAAATAAAAAGTTAACAAAAGAAGAAAAACAAAAAATTAAACAAGACAATCCAGGAGAGCATTCCTTTTCTTGGTATAAACAAAAAGAAAGAGAGTTTAGAAAGTCAAGAACCATTAACTGGGTTAATATAAACTTTGACACTAATATAGATGATGACGATGTTGCTGACGCTGTTGCAATAGGTTGGTACTCAACTAATAACTGGAACAAATTGGCTAATGAGCCTAAGAACATTGACAAGGCTTAGGGTTAGTGATAAAATGAAACTATATACAAGTGAAGCATGGCTAAGAAAAAGGATTAATGTTGATAAGAAAACTCCTATGGAAGTTGCTAAAGAATGCGGAGTTAGCCTTGAAACTATCTATGTATACCTGGCCAAGTTTAAAATCAAAAAGTCAAAAAGGTAAAAATGGCAGAATATAAAATTCCAGATTTTGAAAAAGAACTTGAAGATAGGATGAAGTTTATCCGCGATATTTCTACTCAGGCACCTGCGGGTAGAAAGATATTAGATGAATGTTTAGATATAGCAGAACTACTTATTAAAAAGAATAATTCATATGGCAGTTCATATAGCCATCCTATCAATATATTTAGTAAATCAAATCCAAAAGAACAACTATATATTCGTATTGATGATAAACTTAATAGAATACACAAAGGTAAAGAGTATGCTTCTGAAGATACTATTTTAGATCTTATTGGATACCTTGTATTATTAAGGACATTAGATGACAACAGATGATTTAGTAAAACACTTAGACCTTGTTAATAAGGTTGCTTCAGAGTACCTAAAAGGATTGGATGCTTCTGAAATTTCTAATTCTTTAGCAATACCAAGACCAAGAGTTATGGCTTTGCTTAATGACTGGCGAGTAATGGCTTCTAACAATCAAGCAATTCATGCTAGGGCTAAAGAGGCTCTTGCTGGAGCAGATCAACATTTTTCATCTTTAATTAAAAAAGCCTACGAGGTAATTGATGCAGCAGATCAAACTGCTAATCTAAATGCTAAGACTACTTCCATTAAACTTATTGCAGATATTGAAACTAAAAGACTTGAAATGTTACAAAAAGCAGGGCTGCTAGACAACAAAGAAATAGCAGAACAGATTATTGAAATGGAAAGAAAACACGATATATTAATAAAAATATTAAAAGATATTGCTTCTAGTCATCCTGAAATTAGAGAAGAAATTATGAAACGTCTTTCTGAAATTCAAACAGAGGTGATTGTAATTGACAACGATTGATTTTAGTGACTTTATGGATGCATTAGACGAAAGTCCATTTTTAGAAAATCCAGTAGATGTTAAAACATTTGTTACTGGAAAAGAATATTTAAATCAACCAGAACTTTCTGAGTATCAATATACACTTGTAGAATGCATGAGTCAAATCTATAAAAAAGAAGATGTTGAAAGATGGTTAGGAAAGGAAAATGGAAATGAACATTACAAAAAATACACTAAGCAAGAAGTTATTCTTATGTGCGGAAAGGGTAGTGGTAAAGACCATACTTCTACCATTGGCTGTGCTTATATTGTCTATAAACTTTTATGCCTCAAAGATCCATCGAGGTATTTTGGGAAACCATCGAACGATGCGATAGATTTAATTAACGTTGCAGTAAACGCACAACAAGCAAAGAACGTATTCTTTAAAGGATTTAAATCAAAGATCGAAGGCTCTCCTTGGTTTGCTGGAAAGTATGAAGCAAAAGCAGACAACATAGAGTTTGATAAATCTATTACTGTTTATTCTGGACATTCCGAAAGAGAATCAGCAGAGGGTTTAAACCTAATGCTTGCAGTTCTTGATGAAATTTCTGGGTTTGCAATGGAAGGTGCTGGAGGAAACGATCAGGGTAAAACAGCAGACAATTTATATAAAGCATTTCGTGGATCAGTAGATTCTCGTTTTCCAGATTTTGGAAAAGTAATTCTTCTTTCATTTCCTAGATTTAAAGGAGACTTTATTTCTAAAAGATATGAAGATGTAGTAGCAGAAAAAGAAACAGTAATTAGAAAACATGAATTTGTAATTAATCCAGCGTTAAGTGAAGAAGATCCCACTAACAAGTTTGAAATAGAATGGGAAGAAGACCATATTGATTCTTATAAATACCCTGGAGTTTTTGCACTACGTAGGCCAACATGGGAAATGAATCCTACTAGAAAGATAGATGATTTTAAATTAGCATTCTTTACAGACCCATCAGATGCCTTAATGCGTTTTGCCTGCATGCCAACAACCTCATCAGATGCTTTCTTTAAATCTAGAGAAAAAATAGAAAAAGGTTTGTCAAATAGAAATCCATTAGATAGCGTAAGAAGATTTGATATTAATTTTAAACCAAACCCAGACACAGTTTACTATGTTCATGCAGATCTTGCACAGAAGCATGACAAGTGTGCAGTAGCAATTAGCCACGTAGATAAATGGGTAAGTGTTCAATCTTTTAATGACTATGAACAAATTGTTCCATTTGTTGTAGTAGATGCAATTGCGTGGTGGGAGCCACATCGTGAAGGTCCAGTTGATCTTAGCGAAGTAAAAAACTGGATTATTGATTTAAGAAGACAAGGTTTTAACTTAGGATTAGTAACCTTTGATCGTTGGCAGTCATTTGATATTCAACAAGAATTAAAACAGGTAGGAATAAAGACTGAAACACTGTCTGTAGCAAAGAAACATTATGAAGATTTAACTATGCTGTTTTATGAAGAAAGATTAATAGCACCACATATTGATATATTGTTAGAAGAATTATTAGAGTTAAGGATTATAGGAAGTAGGGTAGACCATCCAAGGAAAAAGTCTAAAGACTTGGCTGACGCGATGTGTGGATCAGTTTATAATTCTATATCTAATACTGAAAGAAATAGAGTTAAAGAAATAGATATTCATACTTGGTCTCAAGGTGGAACAGATTCTGATAATGCAAATGATTTTTTTCCAGATAAGATTAGGTCAAGTTCTTTAGATTGGAATGGAGGGTTTCGTCTTGTCTAATGAAGAGTACGTAAGTGAAGAAGATTTATCTAATCTTATACTACAGTTAATAGAAATGGGAGCCTTAGAAGTTAGAGGGTATGATTCTATTAGCAACCAATTTATATATAACCTAACCCCTAAATGTCAAGAAATAATGCCTGATTTATTTGAAGAACACTTTAAAATGATTAATGAATTAGCCTTTAAACTATGGTCAAAAGAAATAATAGACTTAACCTTCGACAAAGAGGGTATACCAATGGTTATGCCTAAAAACATAGAGTATACAAGGTCTATAATGAATGATTTACCAGATGAAGAAAGGTTCTTTTTAGAGAACCTAATTCAAAAATATGAAAATGACACTAAAGAAAGATGATATAATTTTACTATGCCTTATGATATTATAAGAAACGGTCCAGGATGCAATGGCGGCTATGCCGTAGTTGGACCATCAGGTGCTATAGGTTGTCACAAAACTAGAAGTTCTGCTATTAATCAACAACGTGCATTGTATGCAGCAGAAGCAAATAGTAAAAAAGTAGATGAAGTACAAGAGTGGGAAGGAAAGCCACTATACGATGAATTGTCAGACGCAGAAAGAATGCTTGCAGATTCATTTT